ATTTTTTATCCCTCCTTTAAGTTCCAGTCACAGCCCAATTGCCAGTTCCATCAAAATACCATTTAAAAGTACTGCCGCCGATCCCTGCTCCTACAGTTGAGCCAAGTACACGTCCTATAATTCCCAATGTACTATCGATATCACCAGCTACACAATCTATACTTGCTGTATCTGATCCTGCAGCAGATTGAAGAAAAACAGGTTTTCCAATATAATCACTAAGCCGAGTTCCTAAAGCGGTATCATAAACAATTCCTTTTAAAAGTATTTTAACATTTGTCGCCCCCGATGGATAACTATCAGCCGGAATTCCTCTTGCTGGATTTCTACATGACATCGATGTATCTGCCGGTGACCAAGTTCCAGATGTTTCATTATATGCCAATGGCATTCCAAACGATGCACTATGACTCGCACACATTGTTTGGCTATAAATGTGAAATCCTCTTGTTGTTTGATCAGTTGTAACATTGGCTGGTGTCACTCCAGTAAAAAAATCATCTGAATAAACAAATTCTGCTGGCATTACCGTAACTATAAAATCTCTAAAATCTTGTGGACTGATCTGCCCCGTCACATTATCTGCCATTAATGCAAGCAATGCTGCTCTTGTTCTCTGTGTATCTGCCATTTTCTTTCCTCCTATTTATTTATATTAAATACAAATTAACTTCAAACCCAGAACTAAATCCTTTTGTAAAACCGCCAGTTGTATAATCAAAAGCCGGATTGTAATTTACTTTTTGAAATCCATTATCAAATCCATTTTCATCAAATCCAGCAGCAACACCAACTTCAAATCCTGTGCTAAATCCCTGTGAAAATCCTCCCGTTGCATATTCAACGCTGGAATATGGAATTGCATCAAATGCAAAACTAAATGATCTATCAAATTCAGGTCCGTCATAATCAAAAATTAATGTTGTATGACCGGGTTTATATTTATTTAAAAGACAAATTATCGAATCTGTATCAAGAATATAAGAAAGTAAATCACCACATTCACTTGATCCAGATCTAAATAAAATTATTTCTCCGCCACCAAGTGTAATAGTTACTTTCCAATAAAAAAGAACCCATTGATCACCACAAGGATCACCACATTCACCATATCCACACCAAAATGGCCTAAATTCAGAAATTGTAATTGTCCAACCCTGCGCTGCTGCTAAATCTATAAAATATGCAGGATTTTGTTGTCCAAGGGCAATCAATTTTGAATGAGCAATTAATCGCCTTTCTGCTATTGTTAAATCGTCAGCAGAACATTTATCTGGTAATCCTAAATCAATCTCATGGTCTATCAATAATTCATTTGAAAGTCTGGTGTCTCTTTCTTGTAATAAATTATCAGATCTTTGATCAACACGAGCAAATTCTTCGGCATCCCCATATAAAAATTCTGTTAAAACAGATCCTTCTTCTCTGTTCCATGCCTTACCTCTTGGCAATAACGATTGCAAGGATCTAAGATAATCTATTACTGTTCTTGCCATTTTTAATAGCTCGCAAAGGTTATTGTCCCAAGAACATGGACTTTGTTTGTTGCTGCTGTTACATCGGCAATCGGAGAAGTTAAATTATGATATTCTTCACCAGTTGCCAAACTTATTGCTTCCTGGATTTTAGATAAATAAATTGTTTCTCCTGGTCCGCCTTCTCTTGTAATTAAATCTGCTAATGCATCCTCAACAGCAACCCTTACAGGTGCCGAATTTGGATAAATAGAAATTGAAAAATCAACTGATTGCTGTTCAAGGGTAATCATAATCAATCCAGGTTCAGCAGTTACCGGGCACCCGATTATCATTCCTGTTTCCGGGTCTTCATGTTCTACAATATATGCTCTAACAGTTGCTAATTGTGATTCATTCGGGATAATAGAATCATCGTCATCTCTGACAAATGCTAAACCGATTGTTCCAACTCCCATATATTGTGGAAAAGACCATGATCTTGTAACACCACTAACTTCTAATGCCCAAGTTTCATAATCAAAATCAGCACCGCCATGTGGAGGCAATCTTTTCCGCAAAAGCACTCTGGCGCGAAGTGAATCGTCTGTTTCTTCATCTGTGCCGTTATAAATACCATCAGCGTCAACAGTTAATGTAGTGCTTATCCCGGCAATAGGACTAACAAAAGTTAATGTTATCGCTGCGTCATCATTGCCATCCGCACCAGCTACCGTTGCTGTGAATTCAACCGTTCCAACCCCGGCAGCAATTGTCACATCTTCATCCGTTTCATATGCCTGATCATTCGTTGATGTTAATTGGCTCCCAGCCGGAATTGTAACTCCTGTTGTACCGGTAACAGCACCAGAACCGACGGCTTGGATTGCAGCATTTCTTGTGATCCCGTATTCGGAAGCAATGGCTTCAAGTCCTGCTTCATCAGCCGTTTGGGCAAATAATTGTCTTGCCTGGTAATCAAGATATTCATATAACAGATGAAAAGCCCCAGCATTAACCCTTGCAACAACACGCAATACAGATCTTCGCAAAAGAGATGTCGCTCCTGTAATCCGAGTTTGAAAATCAGATGTAATGCGATCAATTATTTCAGATAATGTTAGGCGTGAAAAGGGCATCTTTAATATCCTTTAAAAATCAAATTCTATAGCCCGCATTCAGCGGAGGTTAAACGATCTTTTAAAAGTAATAGACTACTATACATATTTAAGTTCTTGCCTCTTGTACGGTCCATTGAAAATAAAATTCTTCTGCTTGTTCATTTTCACTTTTCCGATATATTTTAACCTTCAATGCTAAAATATCATTACCTGGCATTCCTTGTCTTTCTGCTTCGACTTCTATTTTGACAGCAACCGCATCGGCGATTAGCCACGATAGGGCTTCTTCTGCGTACTTTTTTGCCCTTACTGGAATGTCTTCTGTTGTTTTTGATCTTTCTAATAGCCATAATCTTGATCCTATTTGATCATTTTCAAAATTGCTTGTTAAATCTCCCCACCAACCTCGACGATCTGAATTATTTGAATCTGGCAAAACATCATCAATATTTGCCCGGCGATCTGTAAACAAACTTATAATGACAGCAGTTTGAAGGCCAGTTGATGATTCTAAATCTTGAGCATTTTCATCAAAATTAAAATCACCTTCTAATAAATCGCCTTCTTCATTCTGCCATGTGATTCTTATATCGTTTATTTCTCTCGTCATATACCTTTACCATTACAACGCTTTTGTTTTAGATGTTCGATGTGCTGCTCCCAATGTTGTTGTCGGAGCGTCTGTATTTACCTGTACATTTCCATCTGAATCATTTCCTTGCGAATGAACATGATCGTTAAATAAAGCAGTAAAACGAGCATCAATTAATTCATTGGCTGCCGCAAAAGCTGCCGCTCCTAATGTTACTTTTGGCGAATTAATAATATGTTCAGTTAAATTGGTATGTAATTCAGATGGAACTGTTACTGTTTTATTTGTATCTAATGTTTCAATTAATTGATCTGCTAAAATATTTAAAATTCTATTGCGTTTCAGCCAAATTCTAAAATCGGTGGTACTATCCTCATCGGTATAAACTGCAACTTCTCCTTCAGATAAATCTTGCGGCCTATAACGACGATCATGAATACAAAGAGCTATTCCATGATCTCTTTTCCCATTCAAAAAAATTGCCGCCACTTCTGATCCTGTAAATGGATAAGTTTCAAATCCGTATTCTTGAAACCGTTCCATATCTGTTATTGTTTCTCCCCTTAATGCAACAACCTGAATTTTTTGTGTCGTTTCTGAGTTATTTACAGCATGTAAAAGGGCTCTACCCACTAACAAAAAAATCTTATTTTTTAATGGTTGGATTAATCTTTTAAAATCAGAAATTTTCATAAATCACCCCAATCAAATCCTGTTTTTATCTTTTCCGGTAAAGCAATTAAATCAAATGTATTCGGATCAACTACTATCATTTTTGTTGTTGTACCCGATTCAGAATCAATATTAAATGATAAACCTGCAATTAGTAATTCTCTATCATTTATACCTGCCATCGAATCTCTAATTTGAACCATCGAATTTAACGGCCAAACTTCACCATTTGATTGTGT